AAAGTGCCAATCTTCTCTACATAGAATCCAACACCATCGTAAGCATGATGATAGATGCAAAGGTAATCTCCATCTTTTATTTCAATTTCATGAATAGTATTAACATAAAATTCTCCATCTCCGTATGAATAATCAATTCGCATGATCTGGTCGTCGGATCCGTCTACATTTTTATATTCAAGCTCACTTATTACTTCTTCTCGGCTTTCCTCTGTAATACTGACTAAGTTGTCTATAACCCATTTATGAGCCGCAAAAGCAGTTTTGAAAAAGTAAAAATATGGTTCTCTATAATGTTCACTATCCAATGTACATAGTAAATATATCTTCATTTTTCACCTCCACTGTTTCTTTCTTTTACTCTGCATCTTCCAACCTGACACTTTTGATCCTCTTACATGATCCCATGAATCTGTTTTTCTTTTTGGCTTTATAGGTTTGAGAGTAATACCATATTCATATTTAATCTCTTTTATTTCTTCTGGTGTAATACTTTTACGCTGATCCGGCTCTGTTGAAGCCCGATGAATATTCCATCCATGATGTTTATGATATGTACGATAATATTTCTTCTTATATTTCTTAGTAAGCTGATGAAAATCCCGTACATTACCATGATCGTCTATAATCAAATATCTGTGATATTCGTGAGTGCAAATCATAAAATCCCAATTATTATCTATTTTTAAATATTCATCATCAAAATAGTTAAATGAATGGTAAAAATTAATACTTCTCATACTGTATGGGAACTTTAGCTTAAAGTATGTATACAGTTCTTTAGTCCCTTCTACACATCCTACATATTCCCATGGGAGCCATTTGTATACGATCCATTTAAAATGACCTTCTGCGCATTTTGTACGCTGCATATAAATACGGTATTCTCTCATATCTACTCTCCTATTAACCTCTCTCAAGAAGAGAGAGGTTTCCTTTTATATAGCGCAAAGAAATCTATGAGTATCTTTTTCATACTTATATATTTTCCTTGTGAGGAAATCTTCTTTAGGTGTCGCTTCTTCCAACGTATCCTGTAAGATTATTGATAAGTCTACCGCATCAACAGCATCTGCTTTATGTACCATTACCTCATGTACACTGGTAAACACTAAATACAAATCTGAATCCAGTACATCAGCAAAGCGTTCAGCCACACCGGGATAAAATATAGCTACCGCACCGTTTGTTTTCTTTGCTGTAGTTAGACAATTTCCAATAAGATCTTGGCTAATTGCTTCTTCTGTACCAGGACTCATAAACTCTTCTCCTTCATATTCCGGATTAAAGAGCATCTGATCCCATCTGTAAATTCTCGGTGGATACATACGTTCTGTGTTTCTTAATGCTTCTTCCAGAATATTGTCTTCACTTAAGGTCAAACCATCTTCCTTCCATTTCTCTACTACAGATTTAAAAATCTTAGTGCTCATAATGTTTCCATCACATTCAGACACCTTCATATATAATACCTGAGCAATATCACCTATTCTTTTATAAACAGCATTACTCAATTCTTTAGAATTATCATCATAATTAAGCAGCCTTATAAAAAGAGAGCCTTTAACAGTTTCATAGTTCCAAATTTTCTTTGTTTTTTCATAAGAATTTTGTCCTTGTAACTGTCTAATGTCTCTTACAGTACTATCAAGAATAGTGTCAAATGATGCTCCATTTAAGAATTCTCTAAAAAGCTCTTTTGTATGTATTCCACAGATCTCATAGGCATCATCATGCTCTGCAAACTTCACCAGCAGTCTGTCTCCTGTCGGAGAAAATCTATCTCCATCTTTTGAAAATTCTATATTCTCAATAGGAATATTGATAGCTGCACTTATTTTATTTTTAAGTTCTTCCACAAACATTTCATAGTTCATCATAACTAATCCCTCTCTTTCTTAACCCATATGGTTACATGAATATTCCGACATTTCGCTTAACTTTTTAACTATAAAATCTGGTAGATATACAAACATGCTTGATCTCTTGGAATTTCTTTTCCCATAAACTGTTGTTTAGTTTCTTGGCATTCCTCTTTATAACAGTATTCATTATCTGGACAGCTATCGCAGTCATACTTTATATTTTCAATCCAAGGAAAATACCAAGCTAAGATATCAGATTCAATTCCATTGCCGCTGTCTCCTGAGCACTCTCTCATTTGTGTGCTGAAATCAAGAGGGATATACGGATCATTGCAGGAAAAGTCTCTTATATAAAAAGGTGCATGAACTCCAATTTCCATTCTAGGAATCCAAAAATTGACATAGTCTTTGTATGTTTCACAGTTGGTCCAATCAATTACTTCTGGTAATTCTTCATAATGATCAAGGCCAAACATCAATCTCAACTGAGTATCAGCAATTTTTGTACAATCCCATGATTTCTTCGAGTGTAAATATTTGCTTCTTTTTTCAGTGACAACTTCAAATACATCAGGATAATACGTTTCTACATAACTATACATTTCAGAACAAGATTTATAATATTGTTTATAAAGTTCTTTTATTTCTTGATATACTGAATCAATAGTTACTGTATTGTCGTTTGCTTTGCCAATAATAAAACTTGAAGAACTACTATTAGTTACAAATCCGTTACGAATCTTCAATGGTATCGCCCCTTCCTATATCATATGCTCTTTTACAATACTTCCAATCATTACACAACGATCCATCCATTTTCTTATAGCAACCTTTACACAAGTATTCTCTGCTTTCTATGATTTTATTAAACTGCTCATAGTTTGCGTAGAATTCTTTCCGGTAGGTTCCATCTTCATCTTCAATAGTGCCCATATAACCACCATCTGCTTCATCAAGAATGTCCGAATTAAAATATGGATACAGAAAGTCATAAATATCTTGCCCTAAGTCATCACCTAGGTACATGTATCCTTTCATACAGAAGCTGGCAGTCAAGAACCACACTCCTTCTGAAAATTCTAATGTGTAAGTCGGATATAAAGCTCTATAATGATTCATCCATTTAGACTCTTTTAATTCTCTATGCTGTAACAGTGGTTTTATATCTCTATCACAGCTCCGCTCGCTTGCAAGCACTGATAAATCATGTAACAGTTCATCTGGAAGATTTCTTTTCAATCCGAAAATTAATTTTCCTTCATAGTAATTTCCCATTTTCTCCACACCCTTTCTAATAGCTACATTTTTAATGATGACTAATAACAGCAAGACAACAATTCATATTCGGTGCAATGTAATGTTCTAAGTTTGAGTATCTAAAACCATCATTATCCGAATAGTCAATTTCTACAAATACAGAGTAACCTTTCATATCTTCCTCTAGCTCAGACACCCTATCTGTTATTGCTCTATTGAGCTCATCCTGAAACTCTTTTGTTTTTCGAATTTCAAACCTCTTACCATAAGGTACATCAAGCCTATTTTCTAGTTCCCAAAGAGTATCATAATAAATTTCTTCTGAGTATTCCTCCAGAATTTCATTTTTAGTCAGTCTTATACCTCTTGTTACATCTTCCAGGACTTCATCAAAATATTCTTTGAGATCCTCTGCTTCCAGTTCTTTTTTGATATTCTCTTCGCTTGTAAAACCAAGAATGAAACTACTACTGCTGCTATTAGTTACGAATCCTTTTCTAATCTTCATGACAATTCCTCCCATTCAATATTGTCTCTATCCACACCAATTAATCGCAAAAACTTCAACATGTCACCATTGTTCATGCATGTGAAGCCATTAATATTAAAATTTGTTTCATCAATATCCCACAAATCGTCGAAATCATTCATTCCAACTTTTTTTGCAGCTTCAAAGTAATTTTTAATCTTCTCAATCTGTTCATCTGTTAAATCACTTTTAGCAATAGTAAAACTGGATGAGGAACTATTAGTTACAAAACCTATTCTTAACTTCATACGTCCTCCTCTATAATTCTGTAATTGTGTTCTTGTGCATAAGTTTTTGTATGAGCATTACATGTAGCACAAACATAGACTTCTTTATTCATTCCAT